GATGATATATGACCTTAAGGAATTAAAACCAATTTTGAAGCAAGTTTATTTTTAACAAAGGGAATTCGTACGATATGGTTACAGAGCCAATCCTAATATGACCTGGGTAATGTGCACCAAATCATTATTCATGTGCCATTGTGCAGCATCAAACTTACAATTAGGTAAAAATGTTTTATACATCACAATGGAAATGGCAGAAGAACGTATCGCTGAAAGAATCGATGCTAACCTAATGGATTATCCTATCCAATCATTAAGTACTTTACCAAAGAATGTATTTAATTCTAAGATAGAAAAACTTGCAACATCCACAATTGGTAAATTAATTGTTAAGGAATATCCAACTGGCGCTGCTCACACTGGACATTTCAGGGCTTTATTAAATGAATTAAAGCTCAAAAAGAACTTCAAGCCCGATATAATTTATATCGATTACTTGAACATTTGTGCTTCTTCCCGTATGCGTGGGCTCGGAGGAAGTATAAATAGTTATTCGTACATCAAAGCTATCGCAGAGGAAATGCGTGGCCTTGCTGTCGAATTTAACGTCCCGATAGTCTCGGCGACCCAAACTACTAGATCTGGATTTAGTAATACGGACGTTGGACTGGAGGACACTTCGGAATCATTTGGATTACCAGCTACGGCAGATCTTATGTTTGCTCTAATTTCAACAGAGGAACTAGACGATCTAGGTCAAATCCTGGTAAAACAGTTGAAAAATCGTTATAACGATCCGACCAAATACAAACGCTTTGTTATTGGTATAGATCGTTCCCGCATGAAACTATACGATGTAGAGGAATCCGCTCAGACAGATATTATGTCTGATATGGCTCCGGATAAACCAATAAATACTTTTGGCGATAGAGATTCGAAAGATACCTTCGCTGAATTTAAAATATAGGAGAAAATATATGGACGTTATATTAAACGCCAAAAACTGGATACTCGATCGAGTAAAAGAAAGAACTTCACATGACGGAATCTTATTGATTGTGGCTTGTGGGTCTGTACTTTTATTTGGTGGATTAGCCAAGCTACTCGCATGGGTAGGATTATTATGGGGTGTATACACACTCGTAAGGAAGGAGAGTTAGAATGTTTAAGAAATTATTAATGCCATTATTCGTGGCAGCATGTTTCTCCCCTTTGATGTACGCTGATGTATCAGGATCAGTTGGAGTTGACTCTGACTATTTCTGGAGAGGCGTATCACAAAATAATGGTGATCCAGCCACAAGTCTTAACCTTGAATATCAAGGGGATGGATTTTATGTAGGTACTTGGGCCAGTGACGTAAACTTCGCAGGGGATAAAGACCACGAGTTTGATTTCTATGCCGGTTATGCATTAGCAGTGACCGATGCAGTATCAATCGACGTAGGTTTAGTCCACTACACTTACGATACTCTTAAGGCTGATTTAGATGAGCTTTACATCAATGTTGGTGTAAACAACTTTTCATTAAGTCATGCTAGAGATATTGATAATGGTGGCCGAGCGTTTACGCAGGTTGAATATACACTACCATTCATCAGCCAACTAGATGTTGGAGTATTTTATGCCTTGATGTCTGATGATTATGTATCAGCAGCAGGCTTAAATGATGATGATTATTTTGGTATTAACCTTTCCAAAGATGTAGGCGATTTCACAATCAAAGCAATGGTTATGGATGACGCTAGACATGGCGATTTTTTCGACATGGCATCTGTTGGTCTACACTATAATTTCTAAAAGGAATTTTAGTTTATTATGTATGATGTGAAACTTATATCATATACGAAGCCAGCTGAAGAACTATCTTTATCAGATGATCTTCTTCAGTTGGTCTCGTTCTGTGCTAGGGTATCAAACCCAGGAAATCAGTACAACGAGAAAACAGCTGAGAAGCTAGTAAAATATCTAATCAAACACAAACATTGGTCACCATTCGAAATGGTGAATATATGTTTAGAGATCGAGACAACCCGAGATATCTCCAGACAGATATTAAGACATCGATCTTTTTCATTTCAAGAATTTAGTCAGCGTTATGCTGATCCCACAAAAGAGTTAAAATTTACAACTCGACCAGCTAGATTACAGGATTATACAAACAGACAAAATAGTATAGAAATACCTATGGAAGATTCTATTAATTATGTTTGGGAATCATATCAAGAGCTTATGATAGAAAGAGCTAAGAAAGCATATGACTGGGCATTAGAAGCTGGTATAGCAAAAGAACAAGCAAGAACAATATTACCTGAAGGTTTAACCATGACCAAGATATATATGAATGGAACACTAAGAAGTTGGATTCATTATATTGAAGTTAGAGCTGAAGAAGGAACACAACTAGAACACCGCCAGATTGCGCAGGCGTGCGCAGAGGCGATCTATAATATATTTCCAATGGATGATATAATATAGATCGTCACAATTACGTGAACTTTTCAATTATTTTCAAAAAAGGGGTTTACAAGCCTCCACTTTTATGGTATAATACACCTATCATTTAAAATAATTAAGGAGTAAAAATGAAAAAACTAATAAACCTAATCGATCAAATCGATAACATGAAAGACATGAACAATGTTATTGCTTCTCTTAAAATCAGAAGAGCTTTCTTGAGAAATGAACTGGCCAGAACCGCTAGAGCTAAATTCTCTATCGGCGATAAAGTTACTATCGAATCTAAAGGTAAAACTTTAAGAGGTGTTATTCACCACATCCAAATTAAAAATGCTACTGTCAGGATCGACGGCGATCTTTACAAATGCCCACTATCAATTTTGGAGGCAGCGTAATGTACGATAAACCAATACCTAATTTATTAGTCATGACACACCTGGCTACAGGCTATACAGAATCTGTAAAACTAAGCCAAGCTGAAATGACTTTAGCAAAAGATAAAAATCCTGAAACTATAAACGCATCTTGGGATATATTATGTGGTTCTATTAAACACAGAACTGGAATAGAAATAGAAGGAAACTTCGAACTTGAAACTTTAGGCGGGAGACCAATACACTAATGAGATACGAAATAGATAAATTAATAGATGACATAGTCACTGATTACTCATCATTACCAACACACGATGGTGGAATAAGATCCGAAGATAATGTAAAAGAATTCAGAGATTCAATTGAAGTAAATGAAGGTTCTAAATATATTAAAATCGAAATTGGAGCTACAGTTTGGGGATTTATAAATAAAACTAATAAGAATTTTAATCCAGGTGATATTTTCAAAGCAAAGAATTGGAAAACTCCAACTCTAAATAGAGCTAGAGGAAATATTCTTTCTGGAAAATATTTTATAAAATGGACTGGACCATTATACCTACATGATATAGCCGGTAAAGGCTTTTATAGTTGGCAAGCAAATGAACTCGCAAAAAGAGCTTAAGAAAGTTTGGGAATGTTTAGAAACATTCCCCACACCAGAAGAACGTACGAAAAGACGCTGGGTATTAAAATCTAGAAAAGAAAAGATTAAGAATATGAAAGATCTTAAGATTGATAACGAATATAACCTGAGGTATGAGATATGGAAATAAATTTTATTTTAATTAGTTTGGCCTGTGGATTCGCATGTTATTATGCATATAAAGAAGGTATTAAAGAAGGTGCAAATAGAACCATTAATATCTTACATCAACAAAAAGTTATCGCATACGATAATAAAGGGGAAATTTACCCTAATCCATTCTTTGAGAAAAAATAAGTCATAAATAGACTTATGGATTCATTTAAATCACACTTAAAAGAAAAACTGTCGAAAAAAGATCTACAGACGAAGCTTGTCGGCTTGGATAAACGTTTAGATAAACATTCAAATGCCGGAAGAGTAATGAACACCGGTAAACTATCTAAGGATGAATTTAAACAATTACTTAAAAAGAAAGTAGCCGATGGAGATGTAGAAGTTATACCACCAAGTACTGGTGACAATAAATCTTCTCAGTTCGATATGTTCTCTTTTGAGTTAGATGGCAAATCCATGTCTATTACTTTATCTAATCCAGTAGCTGGAAGAGGTTCCAAATCAACAGATGCTAATGAAGAATCACTTATGTTAGTTATATCTGCAATGTATGCAGGAGCAAAAAGTAAAGAAGAGATAGCTGTTAAAGCACAAGATAAATCAATATTCGGAAGATGTGTTGATAAAGCAGGTAAAACATTTACAATTACTCATGCAAAAGAATTGATTGTTTACCTTGAAGAGAAACAAGATTGGTTTGATTCTCACTTAGCACAAGCCAAAGTATTCATTGGTGCTTTTAAATCTACTCCAAAATATATCTGTATGGATAGATCAGGTATAGAAATATGGAAACAAGCAGAAGCTTTATTTAAAGCTGAAGAAGGATTCGGTGGATCAGCACCAGATAAAGATAAATGGAATCCTGCAGATATCTGGGTATACTATGAGGATACCCCTAAATTTGATAGCATAGATGATTTAAACAAATACCTATATGATTCCATTAAAAACAAAAAAGGTATTATTGGTGTTTCACTTAAGAAAGGTTCAGGCAATTTATCTTTTGTGAATGTAGGAAAAAATCCAGAGGTTGATGTTAAATCAGTTAAATCTCAATTTGGTAAAAACTTTACACTTGGTGTTGATATGGAATTCTTAGGACAAGGTATACCATCTGACTTTAGTTTATACTTTAGAATATTCCAAGCATCAGATAAAGAATCTATAAGAGGAGAAGCTACTGGTAAAAATGCTATGCAAGGAAAAGTCAAACTAGAAATGATAGATGTATTATCCGGAGGTAAGTATTCAGAACGTATACGAGCAGCTGGTGGACCAAATATCCTTAAGTGGGACAAAAATAAAAAAGAGTATGAACTCACCTCAAACGGGCTAAAGAAATTTAAGAATGTAGAAAAGAAATGGAAAAGTATGAGAAGGTGGAAAAATATAAAATATAAATCAGGAGCTAATCTTGGTCAATATGAAAAAACTTTCTCCAACGGAGTAAATGGTTTCTTAGAAGAATTAAATAAAGGTTATCCAGCCGGAAAAAATAAGTTTAAACCTTGGAAAGAGAACCAAGGTAAATCTATGATTAACTCCAGGTTCCAAACAATAGAAATGGTATGGTTATTTAACAAAATGCCTTTACAACAACAAAACGATTTGGCTGCAGGACTACTGAAATTCGCTAAGAGTATGTCAGAATGGTCAGCAGCACATGCGAAATTACAATAATGAAATCCTTTAAAGCTTATACAAAAGAAATGATTAAGGTCGATATAAAAGTCGGCGATGAAGTTCTAGGTGGTAAGTTTAAGAATAAAAGAATTAAAGTCAAAACTATTAGTAAGAACGAAAAAGGAGATCTTACTATTAATGGTAAACCTTTAATGAGATATAGGATAATAAAACCAAATGCTTAAATTTAAAAATTATAACCTTACAGAAGCCAAAAACACTCATATGACTCACATAGAGGATTTAGTGTTAGATGGCGGAGTTAAGGGAGCCCGCCAAGCTATCAACGCTCTACGTAGTATGAGAGATATGTTGAGTGGTCACGCAAAATCACCTGTAGACGTGACCGTAAAATGGGACGGGGCTCCCGCCGTATTCGCAGGTGAAGATCCAGCAGATGGATCGTTCTTCGTAGCTAAAAAAGGAATCTTTGCAAAGAATCCTAAAGTATATAAAAGCCACGAAGATATAAAGGCTGATACCTCAGGTGATCTATCCAAAAAGCTTATAATGGCTTTTGATGGATTAAAGGACTTAGGTATCAAGGGTGTAATACAAGGTGACTTTATGTTTGATAAATCGGACCTAAAAGGTGAAACGATTAACGGACAAAAGATGATTACCTTCCACCCAAATACTATTGTTTATGCAGTACCATATGGATCTAAATTAGAAAAAGATATATCTAAAGCTGATGTTGGTATTGTATGGCATACATCTTACGCTGGTGGAACATTCGAAACAATGCAAGCATCTTTCGGTGGTGATATTGTAGGTAAATTAAAAAAGAGTTCTAAAGTATGGCAGGTAAATGCTGACTTGGAAGAACTATCAGGTAATGCTACATTTACTGCAGCAGATAATGCAAGAGTAACTAAATTGTTATCTGAGGCTGGTAAACTATTCCAAAAAATTAGTTCAGGTGTATTAAAAGAACTAGAAGGCAATAAAGAACTTAACTTAGTAATTAATGTTTATAATAATACAATGGTTAGAAAAGGACAAAGAATTAAAGATGAAAAGAAACACGCTAAGGGATTAATACAATTTGTTACTGATCGATACGCTAAACAAATAGATAAACGTAGTTCACAGAAGGGAAAAGATATACAGATAGCAAAAAGAGATGAATTATTATCATTTTTTAGTAAAAGTAACTTAAAAAACTTAGAAAATGTCTTTAAATTACAGAATTATATCGTAGACAGTAAATTAATTATTATAAATAAACTAAACAAACTAAATAAAATCGGTACGTTTGTTAAAACTAAATCCGGGTTTAAGGTAACCAACGCAGAAGGTTTTGTTGCCATAGATCGTATGGAAGGTGGAGCAGTTAAGCTTGTAGACAGATTAGAATTTTCTGCCAACAATTTTAGCAAAGATATTATAAAAGGTTGGGATAATCCTAACTAAAATGGGAATTCAAGGATATGCAATTTAAATCATTTAGTGATTATTTAGTCGAAGACGCTAAGAAAGAAATCACATTCGTGTTCGGGAGATTTAATCCTCCTACAATTGGTCATGAGAAACTATTTGACCAAACAAAAAAACTAGCCAGATCTGGCGCATACAGGATTTATGCATCTAAATCAGAAGATGCTAAAAAGAATCCACTCCCATTTAAAGATAAAATTAAATTTTTACGTAAGATGTTTCCTAAGCACGCACGTGCGGTCATGGGAGATAAAGATGTAAGAACAGTATTTGATATTGTTGTTAAACTATATGACCAAGGGTTTACTAAAGTACAAATGGTTGCAGGATCAGATCGTGTTAAAGAATTTGAAACATTAATAAACAAATACAATGGGGTAAAAGGAAGACATGGTTTTTATGAGTTCGAAGGAGTAGTAAAAGTATTAAGCGCAGGTGAGCGCGACCCAGATGCAGACGGTGTATCTGGTATGTCAGCATCTAAGATGCGACAAGCAGCAGCTGATGGAGATATACCAAACTTTGTAAAAGGACTTCCTAAAACTGTTAGAGATGGCGGAAATGAATTATATCACGCAATCAGAAAAGGATTAAAAGTTAAAAGAGAAGAAGGTTTTAGACCTCATGTAGAATTAGAAACAGTATCAGCCATAAGAGAAGATTACGTAGCAGATAAAATATTTAGAATCGGCACGGCCGTGAAATTAAAAGCAACCGGTGAGGTTGGTAAAGTAGTTATACGTGGAGCTAATTATGTATTAGCAGAATTTAACGGAAGAAAGAGAAGATGTTGGTTGGATTCAATTCAAGAAGAAGGTGGAGCAGGGGAATACGGTACAGATAAACTTATTAAGAAATATAAAAAAGATACTCCTAAAATGGAGATAGTAGATTCACCTTATAATAAAATAGTTAAAGATAATACTACACTATCTTTCGGCAAGAAAAAAGGCAAGAAAGAAGGATACAAAGATGGTGATTCTTCTCGTGGTGATAAAAATTACGATTCATTCAAGACTGGAAAGAAATCAACAGACGCTAAAAGAAGAGCTCAGCAGAATAAGCAAAAAGATATGGCTGATGATGATCCAAATGCATACAAAGATTTACCAGGTGATAAGAAAGCAAGATCCAAACCACAGCCTAAATCCAAGTTTACTAATAAATATAAACAACTGTATGGTGAAGATTTCGAAATAACCTTTGAAGATTTTATTATAGAAGGTAAAGGTCAAGCACAAAAAGCATTGAAAAAGAAATCAGATGCAACTGGTGTTTCAATGTCTATATTAAATAAAGTATTCGATAGAGGATATGCAGCTTGGAAAACAGGACATAAACCAGGTACAACTCCAGTTCAGTGGGGATTAGCAAGAGTTAATTCTTTCTTAGTTGGTGGACCAGTTTGGCAGAAGTTTGATAGCGATCAAGCTAAACTAGCCCGTAAGGGTGGATTTACTCCAAAGAGAGGATAAATGAAAACATTTTTAGAAATAAGAGAAAACAATTCCAAATTTAAGGCATCCAATCCTACAAAAGATGTTTCAGGATATCCAGAAGCAAAAGGAATAGTTGGAAAGATTATTAAATTTAGAGATATTGAAGGTGCTGGAGCTGGTGTTGGAACAACAAGGTTAGTTAGAGGAAAGGTTGAAAAGAACTCCAATAGAGATGGGGTTATCCAGGTAATTAAAAAACATAAAGTAAAAGGATTTAGGTTTGGTGGAGACTTTATGAGAAAAGAAGTTGCAAAGAACAAAAATTTAGAATATCCAAATAGTCTTGCTAAGAAAAGTGGATTAGTTAAGTCAGTAGGTGATTATGATGCATCAAAATTTTTATTAGATGTAATTAAAAAGTCTGCTAAGGCAGAAACTAAAGGAAAAGAATATTTAAATACAGATGATGTTACTATGCATTTTATAGAAATATAATGGCAGATTTTGAACTAACTCCTGCTAGAGAAAAGGAATTAGAAAAGATTGCTAAGGATTTACCAGATTCTTCATTTAAGAAGTTATATGGTAAAGATTGGAAATCAGTTAAGATAGCTACGG